CCTCCGCGGCTTTGCGCTGGCGGATGTTCGCCATCACCTGGTCGAAAAATCGCTGGTCGCGCGCCGCGATCGCGGCATCCTCGGGATCCTCGAATTCATCGTCCGTCGTGGGGACTTCGAGTTCGGAAAAGAAATCCGCCGCCTCATAGTGGCGTTTGATGCCCGGAGTGGTATTGGCGACCGTCGCGGCGAGCATGCCGAAGCGCCGGCTTTCCTGCAGCGGCCCGAACGGTTCGATCTTGAAATAGGCCATCCAGTACTCCAGCTCGCGCGGCGACATGCTACGCCGCAGCTCTGCAACCGTTTTCCCCAGCACCAGCGCCATCCGGAACTGAAATCGCAGCCGGGGCTGGGCTAAGAGTTTTTTCGGGCGGCCTCGACTGCTTCCGCGCTAAATCCGTTAAGCCGCGCCGCGGCGTTGAAGACCGCGGTGAACGCGCGCGCGTTGCGCTTTCTAAGCGCCGGCAGGTCCTCGGGGGTGAAGATGGGCGCGTCGTTTTCGTCGACCACGCACGCGATCACCAGCGCCTCGCGGAAATGGTCCTTGAACTCCGGGCGCGCGAGCAGCTGCGAGAAGTCCATCCCCTCATCCGCATTCATGGTCTTGACCTTGACCGTGCCGCCCCACGCCGGCACGCGGATTTCCTCGAACGGCGTGTCTTCCGCCGTGAAAATCTGCTCCCTGGTCAGCAACCCGCCATTCTCCATCGCTCAACTCCTCAGCGCGCTATTTTGCAGACGTCTGCAAAATGAAAATGAACGTTCTCGAATCAGGCGTCGAAATTGATCGCGCCGGTGATCTTCAAAGTCAGGTCCGCGGTCAACGCCGATTTCGGATCACCCTTGGGACTGAACTTCGAGACCAGTGCGACAAACGACCAGGTAACTCCCGAGTTGGCCCAGTCCATCTGGAAATCGCGCAGCACCTGGCTCTCGAAGTCGGTCGCCAGGATCGCCGCATGCTGGGCGTCGGCCGGATCCCAGGTCAGCTCGCAGGTGATCTCGCCGCCATCCTTTAGTCCGAGCAGGTATTCGGCATAGCCGGTGACGTTGCCGAGATCGGTTACATCGATCACGTCCTGCGAGAGACCGGGCCCGGTGAAATTGCGCATCCGCCCGATCGTGGTGAAAACTTCCGAGCCGCCGCCGTCGCCCCGCTTGAGCGCGGTTCCCATCGCTTTACGCGCAGTTGCCATCTTCCCCTACCTCCGCCGCCTACTCGCGGTGCGAAATTATGAAGTCGAGCTGCACCCCGCGGCTCTTGGTCGCCACGTCGTACGGAATGTCGCGCTCGTCCTCAAAGTGCGAATGAATGATCTCGAACCCCTGCACGAAACCCTCGTAGCCATTGAGCAGCGCGATCAGCCAATCGCGCACCGCCGATGCGTCCTCGTAGCTGTTGGCCAGCGCGTCGAACTGCAGGCGCGCGTCGACCAGGCCGTTGGGGCCCAGCAGCTCCTCGTCGCGCGGCGCATCGATGAGCCGATACGCCAGCGCGGGATAGAGCACGCCCTGCGGGAACTCGACCCGGTAGATCCGGTCCTTGACCAGCGCCGCAATCGGGGCGCTTCCCGCGACCAGGTAAAAAATTGCGTCCTCACGCGCCATCGGCGAGCTTTTTCACCTCGGCGTCGATGCGGTCCGACGCGTAGCGAACCATCACCTGCAACGCGCCGTCGCCCGCGACATCCAGCGCCGGACGCATGAACGGCTTGGCGGTCGCGCGGCCGCTGCCCTTGAGCGCGTGGCCGAATTCGACCAGGTGCCCGATTTGCCGCGAGCGGCCCTTGAGCCCCACGATCGAATGGACGGTGTTGCGATCGCCGCGGCCGCGGCCGCTCACGATATCGCGCCTGAGATCCCCCGGCTGGTTGCCCTTCGGCAGCGGCGGCGATCCGAGCGGCGCGAAGGTCCGCGCGGCATCGCGGATACGGCCGGCGCCCGCGAGCGTCATGCCGCCGAAAATGTTGAGCGCGATGCGATCCGGCAACGCCAGCAGGGCCTTTTCGAGCTCGGCCGCGCCGGTGATTTTTACCGAGCGGCTCAAGTGTTGCGCTCCGCCGGCCGCCGAATGGCCATGATTTCAAACAGCGACCGATCCGCGACCAGCGCGGTCGGTGGCTGGATGTCGTAGTAGGTAGTCGCGCCGAATTTGGTCCAGACCGCGCGCCAGGTTTCCGGAATCGCAATGTCCTGGCGGCGGATGATGAATCTGGTCGTGATATCACCATCAATTTGCTGTGCGGAGTGGAGCTCGCTGCCCTGCAGCTCTTCAACTTTGGCCCAGAAGGTTCCGCGCGGCGTCCACTGGATCTGCTCGCCGCCGCTGCTGGTGCGGCCGATGACCAGCGGTTCCTCGAAGGTGATGCGCTCGCGCAGCTCACCGCTGAAAAGTTCGGCGGTGGCGCTCATGCGAACCTCACTACCCGATCCGGCCAGATCAGGTCGGAAACGCCCTGGGGCACTTCCACCGCGGCGGCCCGCAAGCCGGTGATGACCGAGCTGCGATTCTCGTACAGATGGCCGAGCATCAGGAGGGCCGCGCTGTGGAAATTGTCCGGCACATCCTCGGGATCGTCTCCATAGCCGGCGACCAGCTCGATCTGGACGGTGTCGAATACCGGCGCCAGGATCGGTAGCTTCACGTAGGGCCAGATGTTGTTGGTGGTCGGAGAGATTAGGCCGGTCTCGCCGGCGGTCTTGACCTGGTAGATGGTCGGACTCAGCGTGTGGAGCTTGGTGGTGTCGTCGTAAGCGGTATCGTAAAACGGGTCGAGAAATTCGTTGAGCCCGAGATACTTCACATAGTTGACCGCCTGCAGCGGCGATTTCGAGAACTCAATCACCGGGCCGTTGCCCTCGTTGTCGTAGAACCCATTGTCGCGCTTAAACAGCCAGGTCTGGGTCAGGAACACGCGCCGCGCTTCCTTCTCGACCGACCGCTGCGCAGTCGCGAGCTTTTTGGTGATGTCCGCGTCCTCCGCCGTGCCGTCGACGCGCAGATGCACTTTGGCCTCGTCGAGGCTGACCAGCGTTTTGGCCGGCGGAGTTATGAGTTCCCAGGCGTCCACTGATGGTTATTCGCCGATGAGGATGATCGAGTAGTCGACGCCGGTGCCCGAGCTCGAGTTCGCAACCTTGAGGCCGTCCGCGGTCGAATCAGTCACCGCGAAAAGCCCGTTGGCCGAATTGCTGAACATCGCGAAGCAGTCGCCCGGATGAATGGTGATTTCCTGCGTGCCGTCGGCGCCAAAAGGACCGCCGACCACCGGATTGCTGCCGTTGCCGACCACCACATCGTTGGTGTTGTCAGGGCTGGCGATGATGACGATGGCCTTAATCTTGGTGAAGGCGAGCGTCACGCCATCGGCATCGACCAGCGACCCGGACAGGTCGAGCGTTTCGCTCGAGGACGCCGAAACGGTCCTCGTGTCGTCGAACATCTTGTTCGCTTTGAGCGCGCCGGACCCATCGGTGTAGAGGTAGCGCTTGATTATATCGAGCGGATAGCTCACGTTGCCCAGGTCGCGCGCAGTGATCGCCTGGGCGTGAACCTGAATCTCGACCGATCCGGAAATTGCAGCTCCCATAGTTCTCCCCTCGCGCGACGCTTCGCGCCGAAATTATCGGTAGTACAGTTTCACCCGCCCCTGTTTGGCCTCGCCTGCATTCGCGACGGTCAGGGTGAGCTGCCCGTCAATCGCGACTTTGTCCGCGGTGGTGGTGCCGTCGCCGAGCAGCGGAACGATCTGGGTCGCACTGGACTGGGCGAGGTTCCCGCCGAGGCCCACCAGCACATCGAAGCCGTCCTCGTCCAGCAGCGTTACGTCGTAGGCATCGGTCGGCTCGACCCCGCCGGCGCCGGGCACGAACACCACGCGCTCGATGACGCCGGAGATCGCCGTGCTCGGGATTCCCGAGACGGCGCCGCCGGCACTCGAAGTCCAGTCCCACGCGATCGAGCGCATGGTGCGCGTTTTCGAAATCGTTTCGGTGATGCTTCCGACTGCCGACATTCGCCGATCCTCCGGCCCAGAATTTCTGGGTTAAAATCGCGCCTCGTTCAGGCGCCGTAGTCCCCCGAGCTGAGGGCTGCGCTGACGCTGACCTTGCCGCCTGGAAGCTGCGCGCAAACGCGAAACGCGCTCTTGGCGCTGTCGGTGATCGACAGCACATAGACGCCCGAAGCGTCGGTCTGCACGCGCAGGGCCTTTTTGGAGGCCAAAGTTGCTACGTCCTGGCTACCGGCTTTCGCGGCGACCGCACCCGACGCGGTGGTGCCGGTCAGGCCGGCGCCGACCGAAGAGTCGGATAGGAAAAGATCGAGCATCACCGGCCTGGTCATGGCGATGCCGGCGGCATCTTTCACGGTGCAGGTGACTTCGCTGACGTTGGAAGAACCGGCGGCCGGCGTGAACGCGACGCTGGCTGGGGCATCGTCGAGCAGGTTCAGCTCGGCCGAAGACGCAGTCAGGCCATTGACAGCCAGCGTGCCGGAATCGACCGTGACGCCATCGACCGAGAAGGTCCCGGCGCCGAAATCGATCGCCATCAATTCGCTGCCGGTGTCATCGAAAAACGTGAGGACGTTGGATGCCGTCCATCGCGCGTATTGCTTTCCTGCTGGCATGTTTCGCTCCGCTCCCGCCGCTTTGGGTGAGCGCCCCGCCAGTCGGTGGCGGAGCGCCTCACACAGTTGAACGAATTGCTAGACGATCGCGCTCGGCATGTTCGCGACTTTGCCTTCCCGCCGCGCGCCGCTCAGGATGTAGAACAGGCAGCCCAGCTGCGGGTTGCCACCGACATCGCCGACGCTGCCCTGCAGGCAAGTGAAGCCGTTATCGGAATCAAGCATTTCGGCGTCAATTTCGACCGCCCAGATTGCCTGCGCCTCGGCCGAGGTGAGCTCGGTGTAGGCATCGGCCGCAGCCTGGTCGATCTCGGTGAAATTTCCGATTCCGGTCTGGGCGCCCTGCTTGACGAAGATGCGATC